TGGGGAACGATAGAGCAGTGGGCGGGGCCAACGAATACGAACGCGGATAACCGTAAAGGGTTTATGCGTGACTTGCAACGTTATAGTTCGGGTGAGCAACAGAATTTACTGAACCAGTGGATACAAGGTGGGTTTGGAAATCCACCGGCGGGGTTAGATGCGGATTTTGCGATTGATGCTTTGGATTACGCATTTCGTGAGATGGGTCGTGGTCAACAGAACAAAACCCGTGGCTTTATTGATAAATTTACGAATTTTGTTACTGACCCGATGAATTGGGTCAAAGCGATAGCGACTGCGGCGGTTATGTCTATTCCTGGTGGTCAGGGGTTTGCTTTTAGTGAGTTAGGTAAGAGTGCGGGTGCGGAATTATTAAAAAGTGCGACTACACAAATGGCAGTGGATGGCACGTTAGATTCTCTACGTCCTACGCCAGAAGAGATCAATGATGCGATACCGGAAGATGCTACCGATAATATTCCGGTAGAGCGTGATGAATATTTAGAGCGAGTTGATTATTTCCAAGATCCGTTCACAACTGATCGCCCACCGATTGAAGATCCTGGTGGCACAAGTGAAGAAGTGTTGGAAGAAATAATAGAAGAACCTATTGTAGAAGAAGCTCAAGCAGAGACAGTAGAAGAAGGTGGAGTAGAGGAAGTTGCACCACAAGTTGAAGAAGTAACGACTGACCCAGTAGAAGTAGAAGTAGATCCTGAAGCAGAAAGAACGGCTGAAGAAGTTGCTGGTGATATCGCAGTGGATGTGGCTACAGATGCGGTAGTCGATGCTATCTCAGGTGAACAACAGGCAGAGGAAGAGGTAGAGCAAGAAGCTGTTAGTGTTGATCCAAACGTAGAGACAGATGCAGACGGTAATCCTTTACAGGATGCAGCAGTTACTATTGCGGTTGATGCGGGCGGCACGTTAATAGACAAACTAAATCAACAGCTTGAAGCTGAACAAAATGAAGGTGCTGGTGAGGTAGGTACGGAGGTGGAAGTAGGAGAAGGTGCTGGAGAAGGGGACGGTAAGAGTGACGAAGAGAAGGAAAAAGAGGAAGAGAAAAAGTTACAGGAAGAGGAACGAGCAGCTAATCAACCTGTAGACAGTCCACCGAAAAAAGTAGAGTACGAGTTTTTTGAAGTGCCTGGTCGTAGTGTGTTGGAATTTGCAGAAGCGCCAGAGTTAGGGCGTTTGGATGTAAAGCCTTATCGAAGAAAGGTAACGCTTCCAGAATATAATCGGGAGCTAGGTGCGTTACAGACAAATGTACTTGCGCCTCAGTTGATGCGTTATCCAACCAGTTTGTCAGATATGCAAGCTCTAGAGAGAAGGCGTAAGAAGTTTGCCCTTGGACGATCTTTGCTCGGAGGTTAGGGGTAAATACTCAGGGCGCTTATTAATTTGCGGTTCTGCTCGTTGTATCTGGGATGACCTATCTATTTATCAATTCGGAGAGCGTGAAGGGGTTGCATCTATCGTTTTCGATGGCGATGTGATGGTCGTGAACGACATAGGGATGCACTTGGGCTGTCCGATTCATCATTGGTATTCAAACGATTGGGAAATGTTGCCCCGATGGGTTGCAGCCCGTAGGCCGTTATCAGCCGTTACCGATGTGAACATTTTAACTCATTCGTGTTATGGCGGCGCGGATTATGTGTGGCCTTGGCATGGAGGTGGAACGAGTGGACTTAATGCAGTATTTACAGCGCTTGCGCTTGGTTATAGCGAAATTACTCTTGCGGGTATCCCGTTGGATGATGCCGGACACTATTTCGACCCTCCCTGGCAACGAACCAACTTCACCAACGAAGTCCCCTGCGACAACGAAGAAATCAAATACTGGTCGAAAGCCGCGAAAGAAAGTTTCCAAGGCAAAGTCAAAAGCCTCTCCGGTCGAACCAAAGCAATCCTGAATCCTGATGGATATTGAACAAGCTAAGATTATAGAACGACTGCGAGAAGATTGGCGTTTTAATCAACTGAATTATTATTTACCTTACGGTCATCCGGCAACGCTAGTGGGTGGTGAGGTTTGGGAAGCGAAGCATCGCGTTCCTGAGAGTTTACATTTTCTAATTGACATGGCGTATCACTTTAAGCGTGATGAGCTATGGGCGATAGTGAATAAGCTGCGGTCTAAAAATGAAGTGTGGGGTGAGTGGTCAAATCATCCTTGGCAACTTGACTTCCATAATGCCGGTAAGGATCACCAAGAGCGTATGCTCATGGCGGCTAACCGACCAGGTAAAACGCGAAGTGCGGGTTTTGAAGTCGCGTTCCATATGACAGGAATTTATCCTGATTGGTGGGAAGGCAGGGTATTTAAAGATCCGGTATTAGTGTGGACGGGTAGCCCTACGAATGAAACTTCCAGGGATATCGTGCAAAAGATATTATTAGGGGGTGTTGACGAAGAGACACTAGGTACAGGTGCGATACCGAGAAGTTTAATTAAGGGTAAGCCCAAGACCCGACAGGCGGGAGTGAGTGACGTAGTGGATACGTTCAAAATTATTCATTCGTCTGGTGGTGTGAGTCAGTGTGTTTGTAAAACGTATGAGCAGGGCTGGCGTAAGTGGCAGGGTACGCAACCGGATTTAGTGTGGTTGGATGAGGAACCTGAAGATAACGAAGAGCGACAACGCAGAATCTATGCGGAAGCCTTAACGCGGTTATTGACTTCACATGGTTCGATGATGGTGACGTTCACACCGTTACTCGGTGCAACGAATCTGGTACAGCACTTTCAGTCTGGTGGTGAGGGTGTTTTTCTAGGAACGGCTACTTGGGACGATGCGCCGCATCTAGGCGCGAAAGAACGAGAACGATTAGCCGCTTCCTATCCTGATCATGAGAAGGAAGCGCGGTCTAAAGGCGTACCCATGATGGGTGAAGGTCGAGCGTTTACCACTTTAGAAGATAATATCAAAGTGCAAGCGATAGAAGTGCCGAGTCATTGGGCGCGGATCAAGGGAATAGATTTTGGTTTAGATCACCCTGCGGCGGTGGCCGATATCGCGTGGGATCGGGATCTCGATATTATTTATGTGACGAGAGTGTGGAAGAAAAGGAATCTACCTGATATTTCTGAACACGTTGAAGCGATAAAAGATACAACGCCCTGGATGCCTATTGCTTGGCCTCACGATGGTAATAACCGTCAGAAAGGGATTGGTAGACGGTTGAAAGACATTTACATGGATCACAACCTGAAAATGTTATCGCGTTCAGCGTGTTACAAACCGGATAAGTTAGGCTCCCAACCGGTTGAGCCGATTGTGATGGAAGTCAATGAGCGTTGTGCCTCTGGCCGATTCAAGGTGTTTGATAGTTGTACGGATTTTTTTAACGAGTACCGTAATTATCATAGGCGTGATGGTCGGCTTATTGATCGCAATGACGATATTTTAAAAGCGGTATTTTACGCAGTGATGATGCGTAGATATGCCGTTACACATGGCGGGGGTTTCTCCCGTCCCGTACAAGTTCCCAAAGCATTTAGTGTAGCGAGATGACAGCATACGAAACATTTTTAGATTTTTGCGAAAAAAAAGGACTGCGTTGTGTCGAGCGTGGTGATGTGGGTAAGGCAGAGATATTTATTGCTGAGACTGACAAAGAGGCAGACCTGTTACGTTTTCCACAATATCCCAATGGTTTTTTCCAGACTGCGTGGTTTGTCGCATCGAACGCTAGTGAAGGCAAGTTAGATGTGGGGCAGTGGATAGAGTTTGATGGGTTACACGATTTACAGCATAGCAACAGTGAGCGTCAACAGATGCGAATTAATGTAGCTCGCAAGGAAGCGGAGCGATTCATAGAAAATTCAATTACAGCGAAAAGAATCTAATGGATATAACAGAAATTGAAGGCACAAAAGAGCGAAAGCGTCCTCGGTTAACGAAGGCAGATTTCGATCACATTGCTGATTACCTGGTACATACGTTGTATGAAAGGAAGGAACGGCGTAAAGATTTAGAGCGCGATTGGACAGAAGTGGATCGCCAAATTCGCATGGAGCCGGACATTTCGTACAAGATGATTAATGGTACGGTTCCTGACTATATGGCGTGGTTGCCGGAAACTGAATTGCCGTTACAAGCGCAAACATTAGAGGTACTCAATGCAGATGCCAGACGTTTAATGGCTCCCACTAATGGGAACTGGTTTGAAGCCCATGCAGCGATTACTGATAAGTATCTCGATAAAGTAGAATTTAGTTCGTTAATCGCGGGTGACGAGAATGATGTACCGTCTGTTATCACGCAGGATAATGCTGATAAGTTAGTGCAAGGGACAATCAATCACTGGAACAACCAGTATGATTTCTGGGGTCATGTGGATCTCATTAACTCAGATGCTTTCAAGTATGGGCTTGGCGTAGGTGTAGCCCGTATGGTTAGGAAGTCAGTAGTAAAGATAGAAGGTAAGGGCGCTATTCGTAAAGACGAAATGATCCCGATGTTGATTCCGAGATCGATTAAGAAAACCTACATTGACGATAATTATCATGCGGTGATGAATGAAGGGATCATGATCGGTGGTATGCAGATTTATTGTTATCAGCAACGGTTTGATGATTTGGTGATGGCTGCTAATTCCGGTTCTACTGATCCAGATTCTATGGACGGGGGCTGGATGCCTAAAAACCTGAAAGGGTTAACGGCAGAAGAAGGGGAAGTCACGATAATAGAAGGTGAAGGTGACTTTGTGATCCCCAGGAAAACAACGGGGTCGATTGTGATACCGAACGTGATTATCACAGTGGCGCAGAGTGGTACGGGCGAATCTTCTTCTTCGCGTGTAGTAAGGATCCGTATCTTGAAGCATGGTGGGTCACATATCTTTTTTCCTTATCATCGAGAACACGTTGATAATCCCTATCCTACTAGCCCATTGATGTTGGGTTGGCCGGTACAGAAAGCGGCAGTAGACGCTTTGAATCGGTACATGATGTGTGCGGCTTTACACGCAACACCTCCGGTTAGTTATGATCGTGACGATCAACAGTTCGCACAGGAAGGTGGGCCAAGGATTTATCCTTTTGCACAGTGGGCGAGTACGAGTGAAGTACGACAGCACATTGTCGGTCAACCAGGGGCTCTGTTTAACGCTTATGCTGGTTTTTTACAGCAATATGCTGATGTAACAGGGGTCAATGCACCACGACTCGGCGCACAGACTATTTCCCATACGACTGCTTTTGCGAAGAGTGCGGAGTTACAGCGTGGCACTATCAGAACGGTTGATTATGTCAATGCGACTATGAATGGCCCGTTAGATCAATGGTTAAGCAAGTGTTACGAAATGGGTCGTGACAACATGAAAGAGATTACGGTGTACTTAAATACTTATAACGGCTATGTCAGTCTGAATAAACAATCGTTACCTGACATGGTTGAGTTTGAGGTATTTGGGGCGGGTGGGCCTCAAGAAGAAGTGCAGAAACAACAACGACGGTTCAGTGCAGTACAACTGGTCATGCAAATTGATCAGTTACAGACGCAAGCGAAAGCAATGGGTCTACCAGAGACACTGGATTATCAGAATATGAAACAACAAATACTAAGAGATGCGGGGTGGACAGACGTTGACACAATCCTTAACGATGGAGGAGAAATTGCTCCTCAAGGAACTCCAGATCAATCCGGTATGGGTGTCGCTAATCAAACGGCTGACGTTGCCCCAGGTGCCGCTTTACAAGCCCTTGCGCTCGCAGGACAGCAATAAAGCAGCTACCAACGACCAGATCCATAATTGGATATATGAAAGTGGAAAGGCTCATGCGCTTTCCAACTTATCTTTAATCTTAACCTCTAAGGAGGAAACCAAATGAGTGATGAGGCCATAGCAAACAACTCTGAGGCTGTTGCCCCAGATTCGGGAAGCGAAAGCGTTACAGACCTCGATAGCCTGTTATCGGAATACGACAACAGTGCGACAACAACAACTGAGCAAGCAACTGCTAGTTCGGGAGAAGTAGACGAAAGTGATCGGCTTAGACGAGTAGAAACCCTGCTAGAAACGTCCGAGCGCCGACATGCTAAAGAACAGTATCGTCATGGAATGGAAAATACCGTTTCAATGATGAGAAATGCTTTAGGGGTCGATATCAATGCGGATATTTTAGAGTCTTATGTTTCAAACGAAGCAAAGAAAGACGAACGAATAGCGCAAGCGTGGATAAAAAAGGATGAAAATCCGAATAGCTGGAAGAAAATCGTCACAGCATTAGCTCATGATTTCAAAGGAAAAATGGGTGATTTTGCTAATTTTGATCAACAAGCGACTAACAATCTCGATGCAGTACGCGCTTCAGTTAAATCGAAAACTGAAACAAGTGCTGATCATGACGAGAAATATTCTCTAGCCAATCTCAATGCTTTAAGTGAGCAAGAGTTTGAGCAAAGGAAAAGTTCTTGGAAGGGTTAGCATATAACAAGAGGAATTTGTTATGGCTTTAACCATATCTGCGACTAATTCGGAGTTACCACTCCCAGTCAACAATATGCTCATGTCTACATTCCTGAGAAACGCGGCCTCAAGAGCGCCGTATTTCTTGGGTACTATGCCTGGTGAGATCACCCGAAACGGTGGAACTGCTACGGTAAAATGGAGGCGAATTGATAATCTATCCGCAGCGACTACTGCGTTAGGCGAATTACAAGGTAATGCGTCCTATATGCAAGGTCGTTCCAGTGCGGCACTCGCAGTGACGGATGTGACGGCAACGGTAGCCAAGTATGGCAACTTTGTCATCATGAACGAGACTGTAGATAAGTTTGAACCACAAGGGCAGTTTGATGCGATTATGAAAGTGATCGGTATCAATGCGGGTCAATCGTTGAATCAGGTGCAGCGAAACACTGCTGAAGATTCACAAACGATTGTACGGGTTGCCGGTGCTTCAGACGGTGCTGTAAATAGTAAAATTACTATTGCGTCAATCAAAAGTGTGATTAACACGTTGACGAAAAATTCAGCACGAACATTTTTTCCTATGACTAACGGTAGTCAGAATGTTGGTACTGGCCCACAGTTACCCGCGTTCATTGGTATCTGTCATCCTGACGTAGCGATTGACGTTGCTGGTTTGACAGGTTTTACCAGTGTAGAAACTTACGCTGGACAAGTCGCAACTTACTTAGGTGAGTTCGGGTCAATTGGCGTTGCCGGTTTAGCAGTCCGTTTCTGTTTAACAGAAGATGCGTCTGTTGATGCCAATGCTGGTGCTGCTGTTGGGTCTACAGGTTGTCGTTCAACCGGTGGGTCAACTATCGACCTGTATTCAGTGCCGATCTATGGCATGGATGCTATCGGTACAGTCGGATTCGGTCAGAGATACCCAGATGGGTCTTTCATGGCAGGAGATGACCTTGGCCCTGTTGATATTATCGTTAAAGGACTCGGTTCCGGTGGAACGTCTGATCCTTATGACGAGATCACAACGGTAGCCTGGAAAGCGTGGCATGCGTCGGCAGTGCTTAACGCTGCTTTTGGTCGCACAATTCGGTGTGGAGCTTCCACCCTGTAAGTGTGTGTGGTGTTTGGGAGGGGCGCTTATGCGCCCCTTTTTAATGGAGAAATATTTTGCCTGAGTTACATCAATTAATTACAGAGGATTCGCGTCCGTTACTGGAAAGGATACGGCGTATCGATCTGGAAAAAGTGTGTGTAAGTTTCAAATTATCGTTTTCGCATGATGCTAGCGCTGATGTGTTGCGTCAGTTAATTCGAGCGAACGGGATAGACGATGTGGCGATCCAAGAGCATATTAAATGTGTGCAGATCGATCAGAAAACGGCCAATGGTGGCGTATCACCGCAAGTTTATCCAGAGCGTTTGGAAACAAAAGTAGTCGATTACGATTATAAAACGAAGCTGGAAGAGAAAACAGAAACGGCAGAAGGCGATAGTGATTTGCAATCTGTGGTGAAAGCGCAGAGTAAACAAATAGAAGAATTACTGGAGATGAACCGGAAACTGTTAGGTAGCAAAGCAGATGATCCGAATTGGCAGGATCACCCTGAACAGTTACATGGCAAGACGCTTCAAAAGAAGCTGAAAGAGTTAGGTATTCCGGTTTCTCGCAACGATACCAAAAAACAACTGTTGGATAAATTTAATGGGTACAAAAACGCTTCTTAATGGAGTTAATGCGGTGTTACGCCGCGTAAACATCCTGACAGGTGACACCGGTGAGCTTGATTCGCTAACCAGTAGTCCTCGCCAAGTATTTATTGATACTGCGATCCAGGTATGGAATGAGGCTACGATACAACTGTATTCCTCTACTTCTGGAGCGTTACCGACTTCGATTACCGAAGCAACGATTACGTTAGCGAATGGGGATCGTGATTATGCTCTAGCCAGTGATTTAGTGCGTATTTACTGGCCGTTACAAGATGAGACTAATGGGCGTGAGATAGAACAATATCCTGGTGGGTATATGCAGATGGTGAACGATCAGGAGATCCCTACTAACTATACGGGGATACCTTATTATGGGGTCATTCGACCTACTGACGGTTTGTTGTATCTCGATGCTATACCGCAAGCATCGGAAGCGGGATTAGTTTATAAGTATCGTTATGACAAGTCTTTGGTCTTGGATACTGCAACGGATACGTTTCCGTTTAGTGATCAAGTCTTTCAAGCAATGGTTCCTGCAGTGACTGAGTTATGGAGGCGTTCGCGTAATCGTATGGTAGATAACGCTACGTTGGAAGCTGCGATGGGTACAGCAAGTAGAATGTTAAGTGAAAACAAGATGAGGCCAAGCTGGTTTAGCGATTGGCAAGTGCGATCTAATCCTTCCGACCCGTATTCTCGGTACTAGGCTATGACGCGAGATATTGTCCCTAGAGGCACGAAACGCCAAGAAGCTGATACGATCATTTTAAAGTTTGCGGGTGGATTGAGTACTCGCGCTTCGATCATTGATATTAACGATAACGAATGTGTGGATGGACAGAACTTTGATCTCGACTTACAGAATTTCGCGTTCAGACCTAGAGCGCCTTATGACAAGATTGGCACTGCAACTAACAGTGCGGAAATTAGAGGCTTTGCTTCTCTACAAAAAACTGATGGTTCGGTTTCGATGTTGGTTCAAGCCGGAAACACCGTTTATCAATGGGATGGTACGAACTTCACAAGTAAGGGTACTGTATCTGCGACCGCGCAACTACGAGGTCGATTAAGTCATAATTGGGAACTCGATGATGTAGTCCTGATTACGGATTTGAATTTACAGGAACAAGTGTATCAGTGGAACGGTTCTACTTTGTCTACAGTCACGTTTACTAAAAATGATGGCAGTACGGGTTGGACAGGTGAGTTCAGAGCTAAATATTGCACAATAGACAGTGAACGTGTGATGTTTTCTAACGTCAACGATAACTCTACTGCGTATCCTCATCTCATCGTGGGTAGTAAGCGTGGATCGTACACGATTATCAGTAATGATCAGCGACCGAGTTCAAGTTTAAGTGAAGAAGATCCTTTCTTTCTTTTACAACCTGATTTACGACCCATCAATGGTTTTGTAGGGGCATTTAATACTGTCGCAACGTCATCACGCGGCGGTGCAATGTTCCAATTAACAGGCGCTAGTGCAAAAGACTTTTCGTTCACGCCTTTATATCCTCGCAGTGGGGCAGATGGAGCCGAGTCGGTAGTCTATGTCGGTAATGACATATTTTACGGAAGGCAGGGTCGAATTGAGTCGCTAGCTGCTACCCAAAAGTTCGGTGATGTCGAGACTAACGATTTATCGGAAGATATCGAAAACTCCATCGAAGATTACAAAGATTGGACAGCCGTTTATAACGAACGGAATCAAAGGGCGTACTTTATGCCCTCTGGCAAGAACCAGTTATGGGTATTACACAAGCCCTTGTTAGGGATGCGTATTAGCCCCTGGTCAAAATGGGTGACGGCTAATTCCCTAAACATGAATTTCACAGCGATGATGAACTGTCTCGATCCGACAGATGGATTGGAGTATGTGTTTGCGGGTGATGCAAGTGGGAATCTGTATAAGATTGAAGGGTCAGTGAATGGCGGTGATGGGGATGGCAATACGGCTGTTCAAACGGAACGCTTATCCAAATTATTTTCTTTTCAACAAAATGCCGAAGTATTCGATTTTGAAGGTTGGATTTTGTTCGAGAAAAAAGCCGTAGAAACTACCGTCACGATTAAATTTGAGTATAACGGAGATTCGATTTTTAATGAGGAAATCACAGAAACGCTTACAGGAATCCCGTCAGCAGCTTACTTTAGCGGAGGCAGTTACTTCAGCGCCGGAAAGTATTTCGGAAAAGCCGTTAGTGGAAGGCTTACCCGAAGAGTCTGGGGTATCGCTGGACGAAGCACCGAGTTCCAAATCCGAACCACAGTCGATAGCAAAAACGACTTCGAGATCGCGGAAATCGGGTGTCGGTTCACAGCCGCAACTTGATCGCACTACCAAGCGCTCAGTAGTCATCGAAGAATTAGACTATGAGCATTTACGCTATGTGTATGCAGCGAATAAACAAGGGGTATTAAAATCCTTGGATAAAGCCTTTCACAAGGATTTACCGGTTGAACAGTTCAACGATTTGTTCAGAGCGTTTATTGTGCGTTCCCGTAATCATGTATTTGTAGCAAAAGCCCCAACTGAAAAAGGGTTGATACCTGTTGGTATGGTGTTTGTTGCACCGATTCAAAACGGTTTGATCATCACCAATACGGTGTGGTTCTGGTGGGCGAGTCATAGAAATATCGTAGAGACTGCCGCGCACTTCTTCCGAATGATGCGAGATCAAATTGTTGTGATGTTTTATGTAGAGAAAGACGAAACTAAATTTCCAGAATATTTAAAGAGACTAGGAGTAATCAGGAGTGTAGGTCGTTTACACGATCTATTAGATGGCCCTGCACACCTCTATCAAACGCGAAGAGTGAAATAATATGGCAACCAAGATATCAGACCTATTTAAAGGTTTTAATTTAACGGAAGCGCTAGACAAATTAGGAGGCGGTGCTGCTACTATTGGCGCAACTGTTGGGGCTTCAGAATTATTCGATGACTTATTCGGCACTTCTGTAGAAGATGTACTGAAACCGATTACTGATTATCAAGACACTGCGTTAGCGTTAGATGCGGGAGGGTTGCAAGGTCAATTAGTTGATGGTGTGTATACGGTAAGTCCAACTGATAGCCGCAGGGCTGATTTAGTTTCCGATATGCAGTTAGGGTTAGGTGATTATGCCAATGAATTAGGCGCATTACGCGAACAACTCACTCCAGGTTTTGGCGCACTGACTAAAGCGCGAGTAGATCGTTTAGAAAACCAGAAACGCAAAGCAGTAGGTGACTTACGGGAAAACCTGGCTAGAAGAAGGTTAGGCGGTAGTTCTTTTGCCGGAGATGCCGAGGCTAGGGTTGCTAGGGAATATGATGTGCCGATTGCAGAGGCCGCAGCCCAATCGTTTCTCGAAGAGTTACAGTTATCATCCAATTTATTGCAATTAGAATCTAATGCAAATATTGCTTCAGCAAAAGTCGCTTTGGATGAATTAAATGCTCAACTCAATTTAGCGGCTGGTTCGTCTGGTCAGCTTACCTCTGCAATGGCTAATTTAGCCGCAGCGCAAGCAAATATTCTATCTTCGGTAGCTATTGAATCAAATGCGTTGCAAGAAAAATTTACTAACACAATTTTAGATTCTTTGGGATTAGCATAAATAGGGATCCGTTATGATTTTTTATAAAGGTGGAATAGCAAAAGATCGAGAGTCGATTCGTAATCTCCGTAATGCACAAGCAACAAGTTTGCAAGCTACCGCAGATTCTCGAAATCAGCAAAACATACAAAACCAGATTAAATTAATAGTCGATAAGAATGACGAAATGCTAGAAGCTGCAAAGCAAAATGTTATACCTATTATAGAAAGAATTAAAGACCTGAAAAGACAACCAGTCCCTGTTGATTCAAAAGAAAAACATCAAAAGTTGATAAATGATTTAGAAACTAAAGTAACTGATGTAATAGGTGCGGTACAGAGACAAACGGCAATGACAAGTCAAATGTTAGGAATGTTAAATCTTGGCGGGTCAGGTATGAGCATCCCGAATACTTTAAATGCTAACCTCAGTACCTTTGTGGATGATATCAATAGATTTGGTCAATCTGATGATCGAAACTTTGTGTCTAGTAAACAAGCTCGCAAAATACAACAAACTGGTATGCTTGAAGGTGAGAAAGAGTATCAGAAGAAAACAGCAGGGTATAATGCGATTTTAGATGCCGCGTTACCACCCACTGCAACAGCAGAACAACGTAGAGCCTACATACGTTTGTTAGAGGAGAATAAAAGGCAATTTGATGGTGCTTTAGATCCTGGTCATTTTGCTGTAAAGGCGTTTAATAAACAGTTAGAAGATGCTGAAAGTATAATTAGTTCTCAACGTCAACAAACATTATTTGAGTTAGCTGACTTACTTTCTAATCCTGATTTAAAAACAGGTATATTACCGTCACTTCTTGGCCCACTACAAAATATTTTAGAAAGTTTAAATCCAGATTCAACAGTCGTTTTGAAAAATAGGTTTGGAAACCTAGAACTGAAAGAACGATTTGCGGCATTAACTAATCTCACAGTGTTAGAGGCATTTCGTTTTGTAAAAGGCAACCTTAACCAAAAAGAAGTAGCGTTAGTAATAGGTACTGCGCCAGGTGAAAAAGGGACGGTAGACGGTAATATCGGCATCTTAGCTGGCATGATGGCAATGGCAGATAGGAAACGGCGTTTCGCCCAAGATGCTTATAGTTTGATGGTAGATAAAGGTAGGTATACAGAAAGAGATGTCGCAGAGTTTTTAAAAGCCAGATCATCAAAAGAATTTTCTTTACAAGAAAGAAAAGATTTTATCATAGCTCGTGACAACTACATTAAACAGATGAAGGAAGGCCGGTTAGGACAACAACAAAAAGCAGAAAACGTGATAACACCTGAGGCTACCCAAAACATAGGCGGTAATAACCAACCCCCTACAGTTCTAAACTTCAATGTTGAAACCCCATCGGGTACACAATAGTGAGCGAATTAATCGAATTTACAGATGCTAGTGGCAAACCGTTCCAGCTACCTGTCGATCAAGTAGATGCGTTTGTTAACTATCAGTTAGAAAACAAGGCTATTACTGCTGATCAAGTAGAGGCTACGCGACAACAATTATTAAGTGCGCCGCGAGTCCGCGCAAGAGGGCCAGTGTTAGGGCAACAAAATTTTCCTGTTGATAATAGTAAGCTCATTGAGCAAACAAATGCAGATATTTCGGGTACTGATAGCAAAGTATATATGCAAAATCCCGATGAGACTTGGTACGAAAGTGCGGGTAAAAGATTGTTTTATTATGACATTGATGATCCGAGAGCAATAGAGCGTATTACTTGGCAGCTTGGTTTGCCAGCCGCTTTTGTGGAACTTGTTAACTATGCCGATAAAAAGTCTGGTATTACCCCTAAAAGTAAGGCTATAGCGACTGCTGCGGGAGCCGCAGGGGGTACGATATTAGCATCAGTGTTGCCAGAGTTGCGTTTAGAAGCAGCAGAATTTTTTGGCCTTATACCGGAAGGCACAAGAGCGCGAACCGCTTTAAGCGGCGAACAGTTAGCCAGAGTAGTAGAAGGCGAAGCCTATCTATTGGGTATTTTTGGAGCGTTGGGTAGTTTGTCCAGGTTGTCAGCGCGAGGTGCTACAAATTTCTTAGCGGGTCTAACAGACGAATCAAAAAGATTAGCGGATATTGCGGCAAAAGGATATAAGGTCGATACCTTACCAGCGCAAGTCGGTGAAGGCACATTTGCGCCTAATACTTTAAATGTTTTAGGTAGAATGCCATTTATAGGCAGTCCTGCCCGTAAGCAATTTTTACGCACTCATGCTGAAATGTATAAAGCAGCGGTGGACTTGCCGCCGCGTATAGCGCCATTAATGTCATCGAGTGAGTTAAGTCAAAAAATATATAAAGAGTATAGAGAGTTATACGACAATTTCGTAAAAGCAAAAAATGCAGAATATGATCGTATATTTCTAGCTGCTGAAAGAGCAAGAGTAGTCATTGATCCGATAGGAAGTAATGCCGCAGTTAAAATTGCGTTAAAGGATATCAACAAGAATCAAGCACGAAGAGTAGTCAAAAAGAAACCAAGTGTTGATACGCCACCTTCTGTAGAAACCGTCAGTATAGGCGATGATGTACTAGAGCAAGCAGACGTAGGTGCAGTTGCTCCAGTAGCAAAAGATACAACAAAAAAAGTTAAAACACCGCCCCCCAGGGCTGATCAAATTGTCAAAAGTTTTTTGAATGACAATATGAAAAATTTAGCGGATTTGTCTTTTACACAGGCAGACAAAACGATAGACAAAATCAATCAAATTATAAGCATCGCCTATAAAGAAGGGGATGCGGTAGGCAATGCGGTTCATGCACAGTTAGCGCCTATCAAGGAGGCTTTAAAAAGCGATGTGTTACACAACATCATAAGTAAAACTGGTGATGATGCTGCCGCAGAACAAATAGCAAAAGACTTGGCTATACAAGATGCAAAATTTAGTAGCGAACTAATGAGGTTATTTGAAACTTCGGTAGCTAAGAGAACTGGTCAAGTGGTTACAGGTGGTATTAAAGGGCCGAAGTTAGCTTCTGAAGCGGCCACTCAAACAAACGTAGATCAGTTACTTGGAATTTTAGTAAATATAGACAGTCCAGGCGCTATGAAAGAGTTTTTAGAGGTTATGCCTAAAGAAACCGTAAATGAGGTAGCTGCGCGATTCTTAGGGGATGCTATAGATAATGCGTTTCTGCAAAACGCAGATGGTACGTTTACTTTTAACGCGAATGTACTTAACGAATTTTTAGGAATCACCAAGACAGCAGTAGGTGATACATCTCGAAGGGAAGCCATTGATTTGTTGTTTAGTAAAAGCAACATTCCTGTATCTTCAATTAGAGATATGGCTAAAGTCACTGAGTTAGTAGTTCAGGGTAAAGTGCCGGATGTTTCAACGTATTTAGCTCGCCGCGCTACGTTAGGTGGCCCTAGTTCTTTAGCTAAAATACTGACGTTTGGGGCTGTCGGTGCTGGTTCGTTTAGTTTTGGTTTGATGTACACGTTAGCTGGATTTTATGGCGCAAGGCAATTTGTATCTATGTTAACGAATCCTGTTAATGCGCGATTTTTAAAAGACGTACTAAGTGAAGAAGTGTCCTTAGTCGCTAAAAAGACAGCGTATCTCGAATTGGTAAGAGGTGCATTAAATCTTGCGGTTACTGGTGGCCGAGAAGGGATAGATTCCTTAAAAACTATTACTGAGGAAGCGTTGCAAGTAGAGGAAGAGACCCCATTGGAAACTGCGGGTGATGTAGTAGAGGCCGTCAGTGCAACAGGTAACAGAATGACATTAGTCCAAGCGTCAGACACTTTTAAGAAAGCAAGTAAGCTCTTTGATGCAATGGTAGAAGAAAGTGAAATTGACAAAGCTGTTAAAGAACGGAATAAATTAGATTAAAAGAGGTTAGATATGGGTACTAAGTGGAGTACAGTAAGTGTTTCGGGCTACAACTCTAGCCCTCCCTCAGACGATGGTTCAACCACCACCGCAAACGAAGTTAAATGGGCTACCATTAAGACTAAGTTACCTGATCCGCTAAAAACAGCGCTCGAATCGGTTATTTCTAAACTAGACACTGCGTTAAACTTTGCGACAGCGGCCAAAACTGGTGACTACACTATCGCAACGACTGATAACGGTAAGGTCATAGATTTTACCGCGTCTGCGACTGCTACTTTACCGGCAGCTTCGAGTGCCGGTGATAGTTTTATGGTCGGGATCATGAATAGCCATAGTGCTTCGATCACGATATCCAGGGCGGGTTCGGATACGATTAACGGTGCGACAAGTTACACGTTGCCTACCAAACATATGCTGTGGCTCTACACCAATGATGCGAATGATGGTTGGTTAGCCTCTCAACCGGTGAACTTGATTGTTACTGGTACGTTAACTGCCGGAGCCGCGACAGTGACCTCCCTAAGTGTGAGTGATGGGGATATTACGAATGTCGGTGATATCGCGGTGGATAGTATCAGTGCAGATGCTACTGATATTAATCTTGCGATGACTGATAACTCTGCGACTGCTTTCACAGTGAAAGAGGGATCTACAGCCTACATGACGTTTGTCACTACGAACTCTGGTGAGAAGATCGTACTCGGTAAGGATGTGGAGGCTTCTGGTAGTGTCACGCTAAAGTCTGATGCAGCTACATTAGGGTTCGGTGCTGATACCGATGTGACGTTAACTCACGTTGCGGATACCGGATTACTATTAAATTCTACTCGCCAATTACAGTTTAACGATGCGAGTCAGAATATTACGGCTCCTAATGCTACTACCCTTGATATCAATGCAACGGACGAGGTAGAGATCAATGCCACGTTAGCTGATGTTAACGCTAACCTGGATGTCTCTGGAACCTATACCGGCGGTGGCACAATGACTACCGGTGGCAATATTGTCATTCCCGATGCGGGTAACATAGGAAGCGCTAGTGACACTGATGCAATGAGTATCTCTAGCGGAGGCGTAGTGGGTTTCAGTCAGGTTCCTACTTTTCCTAATGACACGATCGAAACGGCTGATATTCAGGATAATGCGGTCACGTTAGCAAAGATGGCGGGTCTTGCCAGAGGTAAGATTATAGTCGGTGATGCTAGTGGTGATCCCTCTGTAATCGGCCCTGGTAGCAACGGACAAGCATTAGTGTCTGACGGTACAGATGTAGCG